TGCTTGCTCAGTTTCAGTCAAGGCCGATTCCTTGCGAGCCCACTTGCTGGTGTTGTAGTCTGCATAGCCACCCTTTTGAGTCTTGGTGATACGGAAATCCAGGCCACGCAAGGTGTCAGTTGGCAATTCTTCCAGTTCTGGATCCATCAGTGCGCCCTTGATCAGGGTAAACAACTGAGGGCCAATGATGAACTTGCGGATCGGATTGTCCGGAGTTTTGTCGTCGCCGATGGGATTTTCACGCACAAAACCCTGCATGATGTAGCTGCGTTTTTTCCAGTACTTGCGACCCATGTCTTCCAGACTCTTGTCCTTGAACCAGGTGCGTACTTCTGCCAAGATTGGGCAAGCATCGCCCCACATCTCAACACATGGTACCTGTACCATGACTTGTTTTGAATCCATCTCACCTTTGACGCCATTGAATGGCAGGCGAATCATGGCTCGCTCTGCCCAAAAGAATGTGTTTTTGTTGTTGCCGTCGGGCAGGAAGCGTAGTGTGGCCGATTGGCCTTCTTCCATGTTCCAGTGCGGATAAATTGACTTGTCGCCACCGCCTGTGTTGTTAGAACCTTTGTTCTCTGATGCCTGTAACCGGGCACGGATTTCTGCTAAGGATGCCATATTGTGTTGCCTTTCATGTGCGTTAATATGATTAAAAAATTTAAGACTTGCTTAAATGTTGCCTACAAGGTTATTTTAACACAGCCTGTCTGTGCTTCCTACCTTTACGGTAGAGAATTTTGCCTATCTAGTTGTTTACGGAAGGGCATGCCACTACATGCCTTTCTTTGTTTTATTTATGTTACTTGATCAAAGCTAGAGATTTAAGTCTTACCAAGGGATCCTGTTTGCCTTCACCTACAACAGGAGCCATGCCGCCTGCTACAGTGCCCATTTCGTACATGCCGCATTCCATGAGTCCGTGTTCGGGGCAGTATTCGCCTTCTGTGGTCATGTTGCAACTGCCTTCAAGTATGCCCAGGCCTACTCCTATTGTGCCGGCACCTGCTACTTGATTAGTAAATCTTTCTGAATCCATGGGATCAATCTCTTCGTTGGCAGTTGGCGCAGCAAATCCGCTCATGACTTCGAATGTGGAGATTGGATCAGCTTCGGGCATGATCATGCCTGAGTTGCTTTCATTGACACCACGGTCTTGTGCAAAACGGTCTGCAACCCATTCATAGGGGTCACCATCACGGGCCTTTTTTGTACCATATGGCATGTCATCAAAGTAGTAATCATACAATGCATGGAACAAGTCATCACTCATTTCGCCTGATGTTTCAAAATCACGCACTTCTTTGCCAAAGCGATCACAAATGTGATCCAGTGTGCTACCAGTACTATCTGTTAGTACACCTTCAACTACAGGTAATCCAGCTGCCTTGCGCATGGCATTGATTTCTTCTGCCACAGGTTGTTGAGTTGCTGGCCCTGCAGGTACTGGTGCAGCGGCAGGATCAACTGGTGCTGCATCGCCCTCAGCACCAGCAGGTGCTTGTGTTTCTGTTTCAATGCCTAGTTCACGTATACGATCCATTACTTCAGTATCATTCCAGACATTGGCTCTGGGATCTCTGTCAGCTAGTTCGCTCAGTCGATCAAACAAGATATCATCGCCTATCAAGTCATAGAGTTGCTCTGTGGCATTGGTAGCATCAGGTCCCACAATGAGTTCTGTGGCCATGAGTTCTTTGAGTTTGTTCAATTGTTCTGGTGTTTCGGGCAAACTCCAGGTGCCTTCGGTTAGGCTGTTGATCCAGTTTTCAAAAATTTGTGCTTCTTTCATAGCGTTTCCTTGTTGTTGTATTCTGGCCAACAGCGGCAGTGCCGCCTCAATTCGTGTGTCCAGGGTCTGTTCGATGAACAGTGTTTTGATATCCTCCACCAGATCTTGTTGTTCGTCAATGGTGGCAGGATGCCAAGTTTCAAAATATGCACTATAGCCACGAGGGCTTGCCATGCGTTTCATGTTTTCACGCAGACTTTTGTAGTAGGTCTGTGCTTCGGTAACCAATTCTTTTGTAGTGCCTTCTAGCATGCGACTGGCACTGGCACGGTTGAAACGACTCAGCGTGGCAATTTCCATGACCATTTCAGCAATGTGTACGCCTCGCACATCATAAGGGTTACCGCCCTGCCGCACATGTTCTAGCATGGCACGACCACCGCTTAGATTCTTGAAAGGCAATCGAAATCGTTGGCTATCAGCAGTTTCAATAAACAAACTTTCCACATAGCGAAAACGTGCATCAGCTTCGCCCAGTGTGCGGTTGTGTTTGATCATGAGTCGAGCTTCGGTGGGTTCACCAGCATAACTGATTCGGCGTGTGCCATAGTAGCCTTCAAACAGGCCTTCTTGTATGGCTGCAAGCCCTTGCATGGTATGTTTGAGTTGGTTTAGGTCTTTGGCACTGTAGGTCCAGCGATGCATTCTAGCAAACTTGCTGAGATGTTGCTGAAAGTCAAAGAACTCGTCTTTGTCGTCACCTTCCATGGCTCTGCCCAGATTGTCACCGTAAAACACTTTCATGTCGTTTTCAGAGTCTAGAATAACAACCATGGTGCCATAGTTCTTGCCGCTGCCGCTCACATAGTCAAATGTAAATGTTTTGGCGTCTTCTGATTCAGACGGTTTGCCCTGTCGATCCAGCATTTCTGGGAAGAAATTACGAGTAACCAGTAGGTTATCCAGCTGCGTTGAAATGTTCTGTTCTTGTGCCATGATAGTGTATTTAGCGCATGATGCTGATGAACGGCAACGGTTCAATCACGTTGTCCGAATGATCTTTAAGGTGCGAGTCCAGGTCAGAATGGTAGGTTTGCAGCAACATCAGCATGCGTGTGATCAGTAAACTGGCCATCACAAGATCGTCTGTTTCTCCTGGTTTGGCTGCATAGCTGGTGCCATTGGCCACAAAACTTTTGAGTTCAGTCAGCAAGGGTTTGCTGTAGATCTTCATACGGCCAGATTCTATCAAGATTTTCAGTTTGCTACAAGCGCTGATTTTGCTTTTGTTGGTGGTGGTAAATCCCTTGCGGATTCTACGGCCACTGCTGCCCTGCACACTGTTGTCGCTTAGGAAATAACCTGGAATATTCTCTTCTCCATACTCGTTGATGCTGATCAGTGCTGCTTCACCAAGTGTGTTGTTTTCCACAGAATAATAAATGCTTTTGTTGTCTTTGGTCACTGCATGTATTTCTTTTACAATATCTGCTAGAATTTTAACTTGTGTGGGCACATCAGTTTTGTTGTGGCGCCACTCTGCCACTTGCTCAGTGGATCCTGCTTCAAACACCTGTATGGCTGCAGGATCGCTGCCTGTGCCCAGGCTGGGATCCAACGCAACAATGTACATCTTGTCTTTGCGTATGGGTTTGTACCAGCGCACTTGACCAGACTTGTGAGTGGGTTCTATACCTTCCAGTTCCAGCAGTTTCAGTGGTGATATTAGTGTTTCGTCATTGATAACAAAATCACAATCCATTTCTCGACGAAACCGTTCTTCGCCCAGTTGAGATCTTTGTTCCGCTGCCCAGGTTTCATCGCGGTCCGGGTGCTCACGCCAGAATGCGCGAAACGCTTTGAAGCCGTTGATACCCAGGCCATTGGCTCGTTGATTTCCAAACTCATCTTGAGTTTTCAAAGCACCTTTCCAGATGTAGGCAAATTGATCTTCATCTGAATTTGGGGTTGAAGTAATAATGGCTTTACCACCAGTACTCAGTGTGGGTGTGATTGACGTCCAAAACTCTTTGGCAATGCTGGGTCTCACAAATGCAAACTCGTCTAGGTACAACAGCGTAATACTCATACCGCGACCTGTGTTCTCAGTTGTGGTCTGACTCACAATACGTGATCCGTTGTCAAACTCCAGGCTGCCTTTGTTGTAACTGGTGGCGCCTGCTCTGATATGATTGGGACACAATTCATATGCATAACGAATACGCTGCATGATTTCTTGTGCGCCCAGGTACTTGTGTGCTGCTATCAGAATGGTTGCGTCCGGTACAAACATAGCATACCATAACAAGTAACCTGCAGCACTTGTGCTTTTGCCTGTTTGTCGAGGCATCAATGAAATTGAAAATCTATTGGAATGATAGTTGTTGATCAGTCTTTTTTGATATTCAAAAGGATGGTACAACATCTTGCCGCGGGTGGGATGTTGGATGTAGAAAAAATTATCCATAAAGTGCATGGGTCCTGTAACTGGATCTGCACATTTGGCAAAGTCTTCAAGCTCAGATTCAGAATATGTTTCTCTACGATGAGGTGCTTTTACAAGCACTATATCAAGTGTATTTTTTGCGCCAATCATGTATGATTCTTTCTGCTAGTAGTTGATGCCCACGGGGGCCGGCGTGCATGTGGTCTCTTGCGTATTCTAATTCTTCGCGACTCTTGGCAAACCATTCATGTGCATCGTAGGTCAAACATGCAATGCCCAGGTTAGCACATAATCCTTGCACTGCCCATCGATTACGTGAGCTATTTAACTCTGCGTTACGATCGTTTAGCAGCCAAGTTTTGACAAAATTGTCACGGTATAATTCACATGATCCTCCCGAAGACATGTATGTGTCGTGTGGTAACCGAGTATCTTCCGAAATCAAATCAAATCTGTGCTTGGGCGGGGCTACCATTACCACCAGTTGAGGACGTAGCACAGGCAACCAATACTGCGCCTGCATAAAGCATGTGTCTGCACTGGTGCCGGCCCAGGCTAGATTGTAGTTTTTTAGTCCTGTGGCTTGTGCGACCAAGTGTGACCAGGTTGCAGTTTCAGGCAGGCCTATGCCAATGGTATAACTACATCCTAGTGATACTATACTGGACGCAGCAGGATCAAATTCTTCAGATCTAAATCCGTGACTGTTTATTTTGTAGGTGATTGCACCGGGCTGGTCCCAGCCTTTGTTGCCAAAATATTCTTGATGTTTGGGATCTTGCATGAGCTGTTGAAAATTTTCTTCAGTATCTGTGGGCAACCATTCATAGGTACGGCCAGCATGTGGTATTCCAAAATGCCAAGGTGCTGTCATTCAAATCCCACTGAATAACTGGTAAGTCTAAAAGAATTGGCTGGAACAGGATTCAACATAGCATGCCACATTAGTCGCCTGTATCCTGTATCATCTGCTGAGTTGATCATTATGTATCCTGTGTTGGGCTCAAAAGTAGTTTGATATCTCAATGATTTTGTATCTTTATACCAGTAAAAAGCTGTGCCAAGATCTCCGGTTCCTATCCAGTTTAACTGCATACTGCCTGGCAATTCGCCATCGGTATGCATGCTACATGTGAATCCCGGCTCATCTATCCAGAATGCAGTGCTTTGATACTGACCTATTTTTGTTCCTGTGGCTTGTTCAATAGCATGCCACAGGCGAGAACATTCAACATTCCATTTGTTGATCCAGGGCAGAGCATCATTGTTGATCATGCGTCTTGGCCACGATCCTTGTCCAGGTTGTTTCTGCCACGGCAAATCTAACCAGGGCATATTCAGTATTTTTTGTACCAAATTATCAGGCATTACTTGCTGTACACAAAACAAGTTGTTGTCAGAATCAACAGGTGTTATTTGCATAGCCAGGCCAGTTCTGGCCACAGTTGTTCAAACTGGCCTTGTGTGTCCGGGTGATATCGATTTTCAATTCGGTGTGTGAAATTTTGAAATCTAATGTCAATTTTGTCTCTGGCCTGATCGCTGTGTTGATACTTGTCAAGGGCCTGACTAAAAAATGTTTGTTCAATTGGATTGAATATGTTTTCTTGCATCAGCTGTTTGATTTGTTCAGCTGCAAGGTCAGCCACACGGGGCCCATGCAAGAACGGATCCAGCTCTGCTGGACCAAACAAATTCATCCAGGTCACTCCCAGTCCTTGGACCTGTGCAAATTTTCTAAATTCAACCAGTTTTGTGGCATTGTAAAGATTGTATACTGCATGGATGCCGCCCCAGTGTCCTTGAGTTGCAAATAGTTCTTTGACACGCTCTAGGTTGTTCAACAACAGGTCCCATTTGCCGCCGTGTCTCACGTATTCAAATTCTGCTCCTAGATTGTCAAAACTCATGCTCCAGCCAACTCGCTTGCGAGTCTGAAGTTTTTTGAACACTTTGTTGTTTTCTAGATCTTGATTCATGTTGGTAATCAAGGTCACAATGCAATCATCAGGAATTACATCAAGTAGCTTTTCGTTCTCAGGCAACAACAAGGGCTCTCCCCCTACCAGTGCAACTTCGTGAATGTGTTGTTTGTGTTGATTCAAAAAGTCACACACTTGATCATAGTATGGACGACTCTGACTGCGTACTGGAATGTTTTTTAAAGCAGCCCACTTTGAACTATTGGAAGGATCGCAATAGTTGCAACTGAGATTACAAGTGGTGTTCCAACGCACATCCACAATTACAGGATAGTGATACTCTGTGCCGGCAGTGCTGTAGTCGATGTCAGTGTTGACTCTGTTGTGCCAGTGCCGTTCACTTTCTGCGCCAAATCGTTCGGCTTGCACACAGTTTGAACAATATGCATGTGGCTGACCTTGTGATAACGATGTTCTAATTTCCTGGGCCATGGGACTGTTCAAGGCCTGAGTAATTTCAAGATCGTTGAGATTGCCCAGCATGTGTGGATTGCCAGCACAGCAGGTTTTGATACTGCCTTGTGGATTGATATGCAGTCCGCGCCAGGGGGCTGCACAGTAGAAATTGCTCATGTAGTATTTACATGCCCAATTTGATTGGGAGATTAATTACACCAACTGGTCTTGGCTTCGCCGTAGTATTCACGTGCAAATCCATTTTGTATCAGCATGACTCGCAAACTTTGCCCGTTTAACAATACATCACCCAGTACACGTCCACCATACTTGTCCCAGTCCATGAGCACAACCTGACGTTTAGAGCTGGCAGCAACGGCTTGTTTGGTAAATGCACTCGCTGCTTCCCCACGCTGTGCTTCACTTGGGCAGGCTGCACGGAATCCTTTTTCAGGAGTGTCCACACCGTACACTCTGATGCTGAGTTCTTTTTTGAGTGGTGCAGGCAAAAAGTCTGCTTGAAAAGCCACTGTGTCACCGTCTATGACTCTGGTGATCACAGCGTCATAGGTCACTCCTGGTCGTTGTTTGGGTTGTGCCATGGCCAGCACAGGCACGATCAGCAAGAGTAGAAAAAGTTTTTTCATGTTGAAATTTTAAGTTGTGATCACAATAATCTCACCTGTGGTGGGATTGTAGTACATGGGTGAAAATCCTGCAGGTATTGAACCCGATGTAGG